CCCGCCGAACAGCCAGATTTCACCTGCAGCAGACGACCAATGGCCATCAGCCCAACGATTAGTTGCACCACCACCAACTGTAAGAGGGATGATATCAAAGAACTCTCCGAGCTTCATAGTATTGATATACGAACCGGAAGCAGATGTCAATCGTAACTGTGTTCTGTAATTGACACCAACAGGAGGTTTGTCGTTAGCCATCTTATTGCCTTCCCAGATATATACAGTCTCATTATTCGAGAGTATTCCCTGAACAAATTCCCATATCTGGCCATAAAGATTCTCTAGTCCTCTGTAAGAGACACATTGAACAGTTGCAGATACAGCATCAAGAGTGTTTACCGCCCCTGAAGCATCTCCAAGGGAAATTGTCTTGCCTGTCTGAATGTTACGACAGTTATCGTAATTAGAGCCTGTTCCATCCAATCCCACACCAAGAACCGCCTGTATAGAAGTGTTGCCATACTCAGCCAAGAACTGCATTACAATTTTCTTTCTGTGTTCGTATGAATAGAGTCCCCAATCCTTACCATTCACCTGAGCTGCTGCCCAAAACTGAGAGATGTTTAAACTACCTGTTGGCACAAGATTAGGCTTACTTAGAAGAGCGCCACCGGTGACATTGCCTTTATATGCCCCTATGCACATTCCGGGAGCCTTCTTGCCGCCAATAGGGATAAGAGAGGTCCAAAGAATAGGCAGGCCATTCTCTGTTGTAACCAGATAATAAAGATCCGGAGAGTACCACATTGTATGGCCCTTGGAATGGTCCACCGCAGTACCATCAATGAAGTATGCCGAGTTGAGAGGATTCATCTTTGCTGCCGTACCATCATTTTTTACAAGGTATCTTCCACATTGAGAGTAATAGAGCTCCTTCATCTGCATATTGCCTATCTGTGGCCAAGAGGTTGTTGTGTTGTACTCCAGATAGGTTCCCCAAGCCACTTGCCTGAGCAACTGACTTTGGCCCACATTCATCGAGTCCATAAGCTTCTCCAGGGTAATCTGCTTCACCGAGCCGGCGACAACGCATAGAATGCCCTGGTCTTTTAAAAGCTGCTGCACTGCAGCTACTTGTGCTAAATCGTTCATATCGTAATTATTATAATGTTGCTGTTGCTTGTATGGTTATATCACCATTTTCCTCTGTCTGTCCCGCTTCCACTCTGTCGCAATCTGCCTTGGTAACGGTAAACTGCGTTGCTCCGGCTGCTGTGGCAAGAGTAATCTGCTGAGCGCGGCAATTGAAAGCCACAAAGGCCCATGTTACACCGGCAGAAATCTGCACATTGTCACTCCTGCGAATGAGCTTTGCATTCCAGACAGATGATGTGTTCAAATCAGATACCTCGGCATTGGAAACAGGGGTGAGCTGCACGAAATATGGATCTGAGGAATCGTATATGACAAACATATAGGTAGAGACAAGTTTATCTGCTCCATCTATGGTCACATAGAAATTACACACGAAGAGCTGCGAACCGGACACATCTGCCCTGCCAATAGCGCAAGTCTTGTCTGTGCTCTTTGCTTTGAACACGCCCGCACCCTTAAGCCATTCCGTTTTAAAATTGCCAATAGAGGTAATCCCCAGGGTGAGTCTTGCTGTTGCTGTGATATTCTCTACCTCTCCCTCGCGAAGAGTCTTTGAAGTAGAGTCAACCACGCCGGTATATGAGTTTTTCCCAACAAGTTCAATCCTTATATCCACATCTGCACCAACCGGTGTTTCATAGCCGGTATTGACCACTGCTTCAAAACGTAATGAATCAATGTTAGTATTGTCCGGACTGGCCAGATTGCCTATTATCTTAATAGAGCCTGTAGTTGCGTTGAGCAAAAACTTCCCGGCTCCTGTCGTGCCGCCCCCAACTACTCCGGTACATATACCATCACCACCAAAAACAAGCTGTTGGTGATTATATTTCCATACCGCAGAGTCCGGGATGATTGAGATAAATCCTGTCTTAACAGAAGAGGTAATGACAGGAGTGATGGTAGGCTGATTCGCTCCCACCGACCAGTCGGGCATGACCACTCCACCACCATCTGAGATTGATTGATAGAGAGCCTTATCCCATTCGAGGCGCACAGTAACTGTGTCACCATAGCGAGTCCTCTTGATTACTACTTGCCCTTGTACTGTATTCATTTCCAAACCTCCTTATTAAGTTCAATAATAGCATCGCTCTCAGTAATCTCTTCACCTGAGATGAGAGTAAGCTTTTCTTCGTAAGTCTCCGCCATGACTGAGGCGAGATCCTTCTCATTTAGCATGACTCTGCCATCGGCACTCTGCCTGCGACCTCTGAGGTCAATTCGCGAGCGCTGCCTGGTAAGCTCTGTATTTGCAATAATGTATATCATAGCTAATTAAATATATATGCTGTACCTGCTGAATCTCCATAAGCCACCCCTGCACTGTTAGATGCGATGTCCATCTCAGGTTTCTCATCAACATCACAATAGATCTCACAATTAGAAGTGTCAATGCCGGTCTTATCTGCCGGTATCTCTGCCCTCTCTCCCATATTGTGAGTCACATCACCTTTGGTTGTTGTGACTGTATGCCATGTGATAGAGAAGTAAAGAGCAGGGTTGGAGACTACCTCCCCCCGGATATGTATGATTGCCTTGGCCGGAATAACCGCCTGCCTGCGCTGCACATCTCCGTAACTCATCATGTCAACCGTAAAGAGAGGGTACTGCCTTACAGCAGAGAACTGCACAGCAGCCACCTCTACCGCATCCTTATACATCTTGATCATGTAATCATTCTTACCTACAAGGCGCATATCAATCTCATACACCCCTGCGCTCACAACAGAGCATTCAGGAGCGTTTGAAGAGGTGATGGCCACGAATGTGCCACCAACCTTTTTAAGCAGCGAGAAGGTGATTCCTGTAGTATTATTAGCTATAACGTCTGCACCTCTGTACGCAACAGAGGAGAAGGTAACTAGATACCCGGCAACAAGAGGATTATATACATACTCAACCGGCTTATCTATCTCAACGGTATATTTATCCGAAGAGACCGCCTGCGTAGAGAGTATTATCTTGTCAATAGCAATGTCAATATTAACTCCTCGTCTGGTGTCCGGCAACACAGCCCGGAATGATAAGTCAACAATAGTCTCAGCAGTCACGTTCTTATATATAGTAAGAGAACCCCTTGCCTGAGAGTCCGAATTATCAATAGAATATAGCCCATTAGCATAATCAGCAGTAGTAGTTATATCCACACCCCCCACATACCACTTGATGTTCCCCAACGCCATATTTGCAAGCCCATTAGGATACACACCATCAGGATCTGTCACAGACACTATCGGCAGCACAACAGTAGGAGTAATGGCCCTGTTAGGCTCATAAGCCAACTCCACCGCCTTATAGACCTGAGTAAGCGCAGAACCAAGCACCTCATAATGCCTAGAGACAATCAGAGGAGCGAAATCGCGTTTGATATATTTTGAGATTTTCATATTTCAATAGTTGCACTAATTGTTGAATTATCATATGTAGCCTTAATAATAAAGACACAGGTAACGTTGTTTTGTAAAGCATTTCCCAAATCTGCAAAACTAATATTAGCAGAATTGGTCAAGTTCCGATGTGCTAGATTCCAAGTAATATCGTCAGCCAAATCGCCACTGCTTCTTGTCCATTCCCAGCCTGTCATCATAGATGTTATATCCAGCCATCTCTTATATACTTTCACATTAATTATTGTCGTTTCATCCTTGCCAATCATCCAGCCCATAGAACTATCAATCTCCATCCGAACAATGCCCTCTCCTATACTTCTGTCAATCTCACTTATCAATTGCTGATAAGACAGCTTCTTCCACTCCTGAGAATATGGTGACTGCACAGGAAAAAGCAGCTCGCCGGTTATCTCAGCATCCGGGAACTCAACGAGCCTAGGAGCTAAAAAAAAAAGCTCACCGGCAGGATCTACAATTTCAAGTGGTGCTTCAGGCGCTTCTACCCTTGATAAATTGAGATATTTTGTTGACCGGGATAAACTAAAGGTAAAGTTATACGAACTTGGATTGCTTTTCTGCGAATTAATAGTTGATGATAACACTGTAAGCTTTTCAAAATAACCTCTGTGAGAGAGAAAGTATCTCTCACTTGTCTTAAAGAATTCAGCAATCCAAATTCTATGTTTGTCACTGATGAAATAACCTGTATTCTTTGAATACTTTTCAGCAAGATCGACCTGGTATTCATTTGTTGTATCTTCCTGGGAAAATGTCTTTACATCTGATGATGCCTCATTCTTTATAGTACCTGTAAAAACAACTGAATCCCAACCTCCAAGAGAGTTTTTAAATAGAAAACAATTATCATCTGCAGTAGTGTTTTTTAATACAAACCTTTGAATATATGATAGCCTATGACCAGATGCATTTTCGGTCCACACATCTATATAAGTAGGTTGCTTATCAGAAAACTTGGCCGGAATGGAGGAATATTGAAGGTTGGCTGTATTGACCTTATTGGCTGTTAGTGCTCCAAGTAATATAGTCTGATTTGTTCCATCCGCAAAGTATCCCTTTACTTTTAGATTGCAAGCTGCAAGGGCAATATAGCTTAAAAATTGAGGTTGATTCCAGGTGACATATGATGTCTGAGGCTGCCAAGTGAGGAAATTGCCGGCGAACCAAGTAGATGCAATAATCGCATCAACCCCACCCTCAAAAGCATAAAATACGAACTCAGCGCCTTGATCTACAGAGAAGCTGAAAGAAGGAAAGTCCTTAACAGCAATAGAACTAGTGACAGGTATTGATGATGTTAAGGTATCCTGAATGATTTTTTTAATATCTATCTCTACCTTATCATTTAGATCTGGATCATATGAAGACTCAATCAAGACTTCAGAACCATATTTCAACTTGAAAGTGATTCTTGCTTCAGTAGTCACGACAATGTTTTTTAAATTGCCGGCGAAACTGTATTGATCTGGTTGTTGTATTATTGTTGCCATATTTCCATACAAAAATCACAATTGAAATCTCGTTCTAAAAGGACATTATTTTGATGCTACGGTATACCAGTAAGTGAGCGTTCTTTCAACTTCATCATAGAAGTTACTCATGACATAATGCTCAACAATAATTGATACTGAATTTTCAAAAAACTTAACTCCATCTTGGCTATCTGCATACTGCTGAGCAGTCGGAGATGCAACTGGCTGTACTATTTCTCCATTCAGCCTAAATATGTATTCATCCAAACCTTGAGTTGGAGGCACTACTGCTGCACTATCATCGTTGTACTCCCAAAAGAAAATTGATGAAGTATGATCAGTAATTAAGACCGGAATTGATTGCTCCTCCGGTAAATTATATGGTTCGTAAAACTTGACTGTCCTGAATAAGCATTTCTTTTGCAACCTCCGTCCAATTGTAAATGCTATTGTATCCGGAAGTAAGAGCTGATTTTTAATAAGGAGAGGTTGTATTTCAGAAACATTATTTTTCTGTGCTTCTGTTAAAAGAATATCAACCGAGACAATCATATTAGAATGACGATAAAATGAATCCATCTGCTTATAGAACCGATGGAATATACCATCTAGACCCCACGTTTGAAGGCTATAATCTCCATCCCTTACTCCCTTATTGTCATAATTAAATGGAGATCCGTAAGAGTTCAGCAGATTACCTATTGTTCCGAATTTTGCAAAACACAGCATCGCAAACTTTGAGGAGTCTTTTTTCTCCTCTTTGGTCTCCCCTGACTTCTCTTTAATAGCTGTATTGACATGTAAAATATTGCCTACAAATGGCATCAGAGTAGATCCAACCTGTACTACAGGTACCGCTGTGTTTTTAAGTTGAATCTCCTGAGAAGTTAGATCTCCCCCTTTATTATAGTTAAAAAATGATGAACTAACCGGCTCTCTCCTGGTGTTTATCCCATCAAATTCTATTGCATAAAAGCGACCTTCAGCGAGTCTTAAAACAGCACTATATCTACTGACAATGGCTTGGTCTGCCCATTCATCTTCGTTTACAGCCCCCACTGATTTATACTTATCAATAAATTTTTCAAGGGTATCTGTCTCAGGAGCTGCATTTTCTAAAGAAGCATCTTGATTTATGACTAATTGAGAGAAAGAGGGTAAATCATAATCAAACTCGCCTGCTTTTACTCCTGATAGATCTATTGATGGGATATGTGATAATTGATCTTTAAAGAATGAGATAGAAATTGTTTTATTAGCTTCATCTGGTATAAATTCGCAGCCAAATGTTGTTCTAATCACATCTAGTAGATCCTGAATACTTATATTTGGAACAATCTGCGAATATTCAATTCTATTAATTACAACTGTATCTGCAGAGTTATTTAATATACATAGGTTTTTAAAAGCAGATCCTGATAGAAAGTTATTATTTATTGTATAACCAAAGTGTGACACCACCATTGACAATGCTGAGTGTAGTCGCAAGAAAGGAGTAATGCCATAGTTAATTGGAACTACTGTGTCCTTATCTCCCTCTTTAATTGTCCTCGATTTACGTCCAATTAAATAAGGAGTTCCTCCGGAGTCTACATTTTCAGTCTGATTCAATATAAAATAGTCATCACTTCCATTATTACATGCAACCGGAAACACTACGAAATCATAGGTTGAAGTCGATTTCATTGAGTTCTGAAGATCTGTCATCAAACTTGAGCTGGTATAGCTATACTGTGTCATTACATCCTTGAGCTTCTTATCCTTTATTTTTGTCCAGAACGCTCCTATGTTTGGATAAAATGTTGTGGATATCCCCTCTTTTGATGTTTTATGAATTACTTGCTTAGCGAACAGTCTGGTCACTCCATCCTCAATGAGCACATCCAATGATGTAACTGGCTTATTCTTTGAATCCAGCTTATTATAGCCAATTATTTTTAGGTTATTAGGAGTAATTGGCAGAGTAACCGGAATGCTCTTTTCTCCAATCTTGGAAAAAAATGGATTTTTCCTCTCCAGCTCAAGTACAAAATTGGCCGGCAAATCATATTGCCCTTTATCGGTTATTATCCTCATGATTTTGAAGCTAGGTTATTACTTGATTCTTGAAGTTCTGTTTGCTCCTGCAGCTCTGAGAGCACCACCTTTGCTTTTACACCATTTCTTTTCAAATGTTGTAGAAGAGAAATAAGCTCAGCAAGCAGATCAGAATCAATATTCCCATAATTGGGAATTACTGGAGCAGTTAGTTGTGGTTGTACATATCCTCCAGATTCATATCCTTTACCGGATGGCTTTACAGCACTAAGTATAGCATCCATATTAAGCTGCTCTACATATCCTCCCTCCTGGGCATTATTTATGAGGTCCAAGAATGGCTTTATACTCTTGTTTGAAACAGCTCCGGCTGATGCAACAAATTCAGTACCTCCCTCTGATACCAGTAGACTTGTTTCATTAAAATATCCTTTTGACCTTGGACTCTTTCTTGCCCAAAATCTCTTTTTATCCTGCTCCCTTGTAACATTAACATATCCTCCATCTTCTTTACCGGTGACCACTCTTTGTTGAGGAGGAGAAGAAGATCCTGCACTATCAAGGGTCATTGCTTTTACTTTTCTTCGTTCAGCATTTGCCGATATCACCTGGGCCACACCAGTCGCGCCCATCAGTACAGCAGCAATAGCACCTCCAATTGGTCCAAGCTGAGCAAAACCCTGCATAATAGCAACTGCAGTATTTGCAATAATCTCTGCAACCTTAATTGCGAAATTGACATCGGCATATTTCTTTTCAATATCAAGCTTCTTTTGAGCCTTTTCTTTTTCAAGTCTCTCAACCTCTTCGTTATTATCTCCTGCTGCAGCAATCTTCTCATCATATGTTGCCTCCATAGTGGTTATTTCAGCGTCCATAAAAGCGCTAACTGCATTTTTGCCCAGCCCAAGATAATAATCAAAGTACTCCTTTGCCTGAGACATTTTCATATTTTTGAGAGCTGCCTGATACTCCTCTTCAGAGAGCATCCCGGCTTTATGCAACTGATCTAGTTGCAGCTTTTGCATCTCAAACTCTTCAGCCCAATTTGATATGTTTAATGACTTTCTTAAATTAAATCTGTCCTGTTCAGAATTTAAAGCAATGTTTGTCTTTGCCTGCTCGTAGGCAGCAGTGAGAGCGCTCGTATCCGCACCCTCTTTTTCAAGAAATTCCTTCTTAGCCTTGTAGACATCTTCAAGAATTTTTGTCTGCAGCTTTATCTCTTCATCGTAGGTCAGTAATCCAAATTGTTGCTTGAAGTCAAGCGTTGAATTAGTTATAGTCTCATATATGGCTTTCCTCTTATCTGCTGCCTCAGTTTCTGCCTGGATAACTAGTGTATTTGCATCGATAACAGCCTGCTCTTTTAAAGCGCCTGTCTCAAGCTCCAGCGCAACAACATCATCTTTATAACCCTGAACAATCAACACCCTGCTATCTGCAGTATGTTCATCTAACTGAAGCATTAGTGTATCATATTGCTCTTGAGATATTTTTTGATCGGCTAATGCATTATCAAATGTCAACTTCTGAACACTGTATGCATTGTCCAGGAGCTTCAGGTTTTTGTCTAAGCCATCTTTTATTATCCCCAGCTTAATATTGTCTGAATTTTTTTGTGATTCCACAATAGCTAGTTCATCGTCTGAGATCTTCTTTAATATTTCGCTTCTTAGCTTTTCATCTTTGACTTTTTTCAGATATTCCTTAAGTGACTGTATTCTGTCCTGGAAGAATTTCTTATCCTGCTGTGCTGTCATCAGGTTAATTTCGTTATCTGTTTGTCCCATCAGAATACCATTCTTTTTGATTAGAGAAACCCTGTTATTATAGTTTGTCTCTAGATTGTTCAATTGTGTATCAAGTGCATCTTTCTGCCTCTGAATTGCCTCTTTTGCTGCTTCCTGGGCATTACGCCTTTCCTCTGCTATAAATGCATTTTTCTTTTCCTGTATTCCTCTTGTTTTTTCATACATTTCGGTTTCCGACTGTATTACAGCAGCTTCAAGCTCCTTTAAATTCTTTTCAACTTCAGATGTATTACCTGCTCTAGCAGCTTCTGTCTTAGCAATTTCCAATTTAACTTTAGCCTGACGAACTGATTCTTCCGATATTTTTTTCTCTGCATTTAGTGCAGCATCCAGAAACCCGAGCCTCTCCTGGACGGAATACTTATCTTTTTGATATGCCTTGTCTCTATTTACTGCGACTTCGTTTTCCAGCTTAGCCCTGCCAACTATCCACTCCCTCTCTTGTTTCTGAAGAGTTTGTTTTTCTTTTTCTAGCTGAATCGCTTCATTGGCTTTATCATTAATCTCTTTCATTTTACCACCAATGAATGGCAGTTTCTCGAGTAGTTTTGAAACTCCAGTAAGGGCAGCTGAAGCAAAATTTAGAAATCCTATAACAAGATCCTGCAAAATTTTAAGAAGAAATTGCATAAACTTGGTTAGAGGAGCAAGGATTTGATTCAATTTATGTGTTGCCTCTTCTGATGAGTTAATTGCTTTCTTGAACGCCATGAACACTAATACAATAGCAGTGATTACAGCTCCTACAGGATTAGCGACAAGTGCCATCATTGCTTTTCCCATTCCCATAAGGCTTTGAACAACCTGGCCGGCAGGACCTGGAATTGAGCTTAATTGAGACATCATCCCCTTACCGGTGTTCTTGAGAGTCCCCATCCTTTTGTCAACTTGTGACAATTCTTTTTGTAGCTTGATATACTCTTCAGGATCTGTCGCGAGTGAAGTTGAATCTAATTGCTTCTGAAGGTCCTTTGCTCTATTTTTTAGTTGAGACATAGTCATCTCCTCAAGCTTCAGCTGCTTAAGAGACCTCTCTATTACTTCATTATTTTTTTCAATCTGAGAATTATTCTCAAATATCCGCTCGGTATAATCCTCTATTTCAGTCTTAGTTGCTTGATAGGTTGCCTTGACCTCCTGGTATGTTGAAGTATGAGTTTTCCCTTGTCTCTCAAGAGCTTTCATCTGCCTTTCAGTCTCTTTTAAAAACTTATTGGCCAGATCCATTTCAGCCTGTAGAGATTTATTCTCCTGTGCAAACTTTTTGACTGCTGCTGCTGACTTCCCTATCTCAGCCTGTAGCCCTTTTGCTTCCAGGTTAAGAATAAACTTAATCTCATCATCTCTTAGTTTGCCCATATCATTTAGCTTTTTCTAGTTCCATTCTGATTCTATCTTTAATCTGCTCTGTAAAGCCATATTTGATGTCAGACCTTGTTTCATTGTATAACCGGCCATATATCACTCGGTTATATAAGGCTAGTTTTGAGCGCAGATCTTTGCTTTTAAACTTATCCATCGAGCTCTTTATGTCAAGAAAACGTAGATATCTTAAGAAGTTAAATTGAAGCATCATCCTATTATCGTCAGCCTGGATCTGAAAGTCATTTCTGTAAATGGACCTTAGTAAGCGACCTGATACTCTCCTTAAATTCTCAGAGATAACCTTACCTTGAGTTTCATTGATAAACTTAGCATCCCTCTCAAGGATCTCCCTAACATAATGCGTCTTCAGTGCTCCATCCGAAATCATAATACCTCTTTTATCATCCATTTAAATACAAGCTTATAGCTCTCAATCTCAACACAGTATTTATAGCCTTTATCAATTAATGCATTCTTTATGTGTTCGTTCTTTAAGTACCTATCTCCTGAGAATGAGATAATAGCCTTTGTGATCTCTGCAGTTGTAAATTGGTCTGTTGACTGCTCTACTGTTGCAGCAGGTGCGTACTTAGCACAGAATTCATCAAGAAGAGAGTAGCTTAACTCATCAGGGTCCCTCTTTTCTTTACTCTTATCAGAGTTCTCATTATCTGATTTTTGGAAACCAATTTTCTTAGCCATGTTATTATATCATTTCAATCCCTTCTAACTGAAATACCATACTGAACCCAAAGGAATTGCTTAATTCTTTTGATGCAAATGGAATGATTTCAGTGGGAAGAGTCAGTTTTTTAACATACGGATCCTCCCTGTTCTCTGATATATTTGTTTTAATAAGTGCAAGCAACTCTAGAGCCCTGTCTATCTCAATTAGCTCTTCTATTGAATCAAATCCGGCATTGGAAGAGAATGGCTTAGCAATCGTGAGTGAAAGATCAAATGAATCTTTTTTCACTTTATAAGAATTTTCAGTAGTTCTTATATTGCCATAGTCAACAAATAGATAAAGCCCCTGTATTGTAGATATTCTCTTTTTTACAGCTTCGTCAGATACCCCAAATACATAGTCTGTAATCTCTGGATAAGTAGACTTGATGTTTAATGCTTGAGCTGCACTTTTAAATGATAAATACCTCTCTGCCTGAGACTTCTTATTGAAGTTCTTCATCACTCCGGAATGTTCCGGATATCTGGCAAAGAATAAGAATGTATCTTCTAGTATCATAATATCTGATTTAAATGCTCAATTGAGAGGTTAAGCTTCTTAGATATTTCCTCCTTGCTCATTTTTGACTCTGCAAGTTGATTGATTGAGTCCATAAGATTCTTATACATAAGTTCTAAAAACTCAATCAGATTAAGTTTTGACACCTCTTTAATATTACCATATCCCTTCTCTGTCATAGAGTATATTATGGCATTGAAGCCAAGGTTCTGTTTTGATTTAACCTTTTTCGGTTTGCGACTGAAAAGGATATTATACTTTGTTTCACCCGTTAGCCAGGAAAGAATTGATTCAAAATTGAATACAATCCCATACTTGATAACCGGGTTTAATTTTTTAAACTTGTCAATATTTGCTTTTGCTTGAGCTGAAGAATACTCGCCCGGGCAGTAAAGAGTAGATATAAACAGATCAATGTAGTTATCAGCCCCATGATCAGCCATTAACGACATAATCGTTAGCGTATCAACAAACTGTTCAGCTATTATTGAAGTATCAACTATATCACCTTTATTTTCAAACCGATATCCTGAATACTTCTTAAACCCAACAAAAATATTAGGGATTAGTTGTTTACTGATTGCAGCATCAATCTCTACTGTTCTCTTGAATTTTGATGCAATTACAGCTTCAGGCTCGTCTGTAATTTTCTCAGGATTATTTTTTTTAAGCAACTTCTGCATCTTCAAATCCAGATTCTTGAAGCGAGGATCATCGTAGACATATTTAAAACAGAAATTCATCCTGTCCATGTTTGCGAAAATCTCTTTTTCAAACCAGTTGTAGTCTCTTCTGAGAATTTGCCTGGTATTAATGTTAGATAGCTCTGTGTAGAGTCTTAACTGCAACTCTCTGACATCAAATTTCTTTGCCTTAAACTCGAGAAGGATGCATATTACAGTAATAAACTGAACAGGATCCAGTTCTTCCCAAGATGTTGGAAATATCACATTATTTGAAGCTCCGAGGAGCCTTTTTTCAAGTTTTGTAATCATGACATAAAATATATTTTATCGCTTTCACGATTGTTATTTACTACATTCTCGGTTACTCCGGAAGAGAGTGTTTTTGATCTCTCAATATCTGCATAGTAGCCCAGAACATCTTTCATAATTATAGCATTGAGCTTTTCTCTTACCTGAACAGCTGTGCCTCCTTTGGTGAATTCGTGAGCAACATCATTTCTGATAGATTTTGGCAACTCTGTGATGTCAAACAGCATTGCAGCTTCAGCCATAACATGGCTACAGAGAGCTCTTTTACACTTATCCTTTAACTTTTCGTTTGTGAGCAATGAAATGTCTCCTATTCTTGGAATAATTTGGTCTTGATTAATCTTCTTGATTAAAAACTGAATCTTGGAGAAGAAATATGGAGAATTGTCAATACCAAAGTAGCCATTGAACTCTTTAGCATTTTTTATTGGCAGCTCCTGTAGTTGTTTATATTGGTCTGAATCTTCCCAGTTACCCAAATCAGGGTGTGAATTCAGATATCTCAGCAACTCATCCATAGAGGCCCAAAACAGTGTGATATATTCCTCTCGTATCTCTTCTAGTTGATATTTATAAAGCTTTTGCTCGCTCCCGTTTTTGCTCACAGCATCAAAAATCAAGTATTTATACATTGTATAGTTTGATACAGCAGATTTAATTGCCAAAACAGCAGGCATATGAGCAGAATTTTCAGCCGCTGAATCAGCCTTAATAGCATCATAAACCGCTAGCGTTATTACCTCCTGAATCTTGGTTCTTGTTGGCAAAAATGAGGGATAGAGGGACTCAAGTAGTAGAGATCCGTCTACTCCTGGTGCAAATGATCTGAATTCATCTATACTATCAAAAAAGTCTATTGTATTCATGTCTAAACTTGTGAATTTGTGAGTCTGTTATCTTCTGATACATTCTGCTGTTTCTCAATCGCAGAACGGTAAAATCCGAGCCTTATACCTGTTTTATAAGCTTCAGGGAAGTTCAATTTAATGGCAAAATTGATGTCCCGGCAAACAACATCCTCCGGAATGGTAAGCCCATTCAGGTAGATCATGTAATTATAATGCGCATCCGCTCCGGACTTGGAAATAACACCATCCTTAGAAATATTCGAGATTGAGGAGTCTATACCCTTGGCTGATGTAATAACCTCATCTGCACGCTTATCGTAGGTTGTATGAGCTTCAATATACTCCTTGGATTTATTCGGAATTTCTTCAATTTTCCAACGCTCCTCCTGGCCTTCACTATTTGTGAAGCTGTATGAGGCATACAATTTACCCTGATTTTTGCCGGCACCCGATAGATAGTTAGCCAATTTTCTCAGTTCTTTAGTTGTGTATTCTGCTATTAATCCTTCGTGGTACTCAGTTCCTACCTCCATAATATCTGAGTCAGAGAACTTAATAATAAGTAACTCTTGATTATCTGATTTCCTCTCTGAATTAGTCGAACACATATCTTTAAGCATCTCAACTTTTGACTGCACCCACGCATTTGGGATAATGATATGGAGCCTTGCAGAGATGGCATTTTCAAGGAAGCTGTTGATATATTCAGGAGTACGATTAGATCCAATTACCCAGGCCCTGATACCCCTGAAAAAGACGTTGTACGCATAAATCTCTTCGCCATGAGAAGGGTTCTTAGAGTAGCTTATTGCAGTGGGGTGTGAGAATGGAGCAGTATAATCAAAGCGATTATAAACCTTATACTCTTTGCCCGGTTGCATCCAGTTGCCAATAATTACATAGTTAAACTCACTATCTTCATAGTCTGTTCTGTTCATTGTGTCTGCAGTAGTGGCCAGTCTCGCCCTCAGATTTGACACATGCTCTAACCCGGACACTTTATTAATACCCACTCTCATCCCTAATGCCATCCGCCATTTTGAAAACACTCCCTCATCGTAGTAGTAAGAGCGGATTGCCTTATTGAAGTATGTTTTGAAATCATCAGCCATTCCATTCTCTAACCATGAGTCTAGCCAATCCTGTATTTCAGGATGGTCCACAAACTCTTTCCACACATCCTTTCCCTTTCTTCTTGTAATGTATAGAACAGGACCGGTACCATACAACATTCTAATCTGCTTTTCAATAAGCTCCGGCAACAGGCGGTTGGATGCAATCATCTCTTTCTGCTCATTAGGCTCTAGGTTATTAGATCCTGCCGGAAAAACCTTATACTTATCTACTTTTACCAGCTGAGCGTTACTCCTCCCGGTACTCTGTATAGAATCAGAGAAGAGCTCTTGAGCCTCCTGTAATGTTTCACCTATCTGATAAGTGAATGTGTCAGGCCCGGCTTTTATATAGCCCAGGCTGTTTAATGCATACTTGCTACTCTTCTTCATTATTAAACCATTTAACTTTCTTTAATCTATAATTATCGTAAGGGAAGCCTATGTATCTAATTAGATATTTATAGCAGGCTTTAGGCCCTTCTGAACACTCAAACAAGAAGTAATTATCTCCATCAATATCCCACTTCTCATGTGGCATCTGAGCCCTAGTCCTGCAGCCAGAGATTGTCCTCAACTTTGTTGATGCTTCTCTCTTTGAACGCGAACACTTGAAGAATGAGATAGTAAATGTTTCTCCTGCTTTAGTAATATCCTCTAAAGTCTTCAGAGCCTTATGTCCATCAATCGTTTCCATAGTTCAAATATCACGTCTGTTTACCAAGGGATAAAGGACATGCATTGCACAAACATCCTCTTTAATTTGATCCCGATATTGCATTCGAGTCAATAGACACTATCTATATCCCGAAACCCAAGCCCCATCATATTTCCCGACATTCCGCCTATCTGCATTTCATTTCTCAAAATCAGCGCGCCGAGGTTTCGAACCGGGATTTTTTTTTATTTTTTTTCATTTCCCTATATAAATATTGTCTATCAATATTTTAAACCTTGCTTTAATGTCATCACCCCTCAATTTTATATATTTTACACCGTCATATTTCCCGGAAGAGTGCCTGAAAAAGCACCTTTTGTCATAATTAAAAATTTCTCAAATTTTCCCCACAGCAAATAGAACATTCCGGAAGGAATTTGAGTAGATAAGCCTGCCTGAAGGTTTAATGGCAACTTAACTTCGCTTGATTTATCCAGCTCAATTGGATTAGAACCTTTTTTTATTGGTGCTGCATAAATTGATGATATCAGATTAGGGCATTCGTTTGAATCAATCAAAATTTTTGGAACCGCCTTATCATCAGGCGCAAACAACTTTAGCATTAACTTGTAAAGCTCCCAGTGAAAAATCGTTCTTTGATTTAAACTCATCAATCGAACTCTCCACCCATATTTCTCCAGCTCGTGTTTGAGTTCTTTTGCGTCAGTTTCGTGTTGCCTTTTCTGTGGTTTGCGCTGATTACCTGCCCGGTCATAATACAAGTCAATATTTCTATTTCTACGATTGCACCAAAACTGATTGAACTCTCTGGCCAATTCCGGGAGGTCTTTTGGAGAATACACATAGTGCTCCTTGAGGATCCTGTATTCGTTTGCTTTTCTGTTTTCCTGGGCAACAACAAATGAAGCAAACGATCCGGGATCAAATCCGAGTTCCAGTTTTTCGTCAGGGTTATAATGTTTCAGATATTCGGAAGTGATTCTGAAGTTATCTTTCAGGTTAAACTTCATTATTGCCTCATATTTGTAAGAATCATCAAATGTATGAGTCAGCTCATCAAAGTTGGCTACGAACATATTCTCTGCCTTCTTCTCTCTTATGGAGCAGATTGAAGTCAGAAATTCTGAGGATGTAAGCATTTTCTTTTGAGTTGCGAAGTACTGAGGACCAAGCACATCCCTGTTAATGAAAGTGCTGACTCTCATATAAAGAGTAGCAACTTTTCGCATTCTGTTAAGTATGGGAGAGTATTTAGCTACTCTTTTCTGCATTGCTTCTACATTTTTACCCTGATGAATATTGTACAGAGCTTCATTAATATGCAGTGAAAGAGTTACAATTTCAGCAACAAGCTCTTCATTCATATTCTCCTCATACTCTTGAAACCACGAGTCCTCTCCTATTGAAACTCTTGCAGTATCAGATACACCGGTGACTCCCTGATAATAAATTGAAGCCTGTGTCTGAGAGATATTCTTTGACAGCCTGCCAATACGCATTGCCGGAATAAGTCTGCTTTTAAGCTTATCCCCTTTGTTGAGCTTCATCTCCTCAATAAAAATGTGTACAATATTAGATCCTGCGATTGACTCTTGCTGATCTGTAGCAACAAGACGAATGTTATGGCCATTCGCAAAGAAGATTGTATGCTCAGGATGTTCCGGAGCAAATCTTGGTCTCTGAAAATGGCCTGGCAAAGTTCTCTCTCCCACTACATAATCAACACCCTCTCTTAACAGTGGCTTCTGGTCCTCTCCTCTTGGTTCTGAGTAAAATGCGAGGATATTAGGCACAACATTCGCAAGCAATGCTACATATGATTTGTGAGCTAATACAGATGTTTCCCGGGGGAGATCCTTAGCAACTGCAATAGTCCTTCTACTGGTTACACCTTCTGTTTTTCCGGTTCCCCTGCCAGCCTCTATGATAACAGTATTGCAGTCCACTATCTGAACTAGCAACTGCATATTATTCAAATAGAGCTCTTCAAAACTGATATATTCATTTTCACTATTCATCTTCCATTACCTCCTCATGTTCAACATCAACAATATTTGCTTCTCTGATAAGTCTCTTTTTCTCCTTATCTGAAGTCTCAAGAGAGTTTATCAGATTTATGTAGAATCCATCTTCATCCTTTCTAACAATATCATGCAGGCTCTTCTTCTCAAATCCCAGATCTGTATGTTTTACTTTGTTAGTAATGATGAATACGGGCACTTGCCAGTCTGTCACTTTAATTCTCTCTGCAGCTTTAGTCCTGAATTCATGGGCCTTGTCATAGCATCTTTTTGCAGTGTCAAGTTTATCCAGTGCAATGCTAACCCTGGCTAAATCTTCCATTTTATCTGCATAATAATTATCCCAGGCATCTACGGTAATTGTATCATCAATATGGAAGAAGTTCATTGCATCGTAATAGATATCACGAGCTGTACTATAGTTAATGGCCGGAAACTGTTTCTGAAGGGCTCTTACCACTCTGGTCATATTAGCGCCCTGGTGATGAACGATAGAGGGTACAGCATTAATTTTAATAATGTAGTCCTGCAAATCTTCAGGAAGAGCAGCGCTTCTGCGTGTTTTCAGGAAGTTCTGCAACACATCAGGATCAATAGTCTGTAACCTCTCTAGCTTATTCATACTCCAAACAACTCTTTTTTTATTTCTCTGATTTTCAACTCCTTTTGGCGTTGTCTTAATTGAATCTCTGCATCCATATTACCACCTTCTGCTTGCTTCACAAGAGATACATCCATATTGTATTCTCCTATCGCAATGCCTAATTCATACATCTTCTTCAGTGGATGGTCTTCTGTTTCAATATCATCAAGAAAAACCAGAGCACCCTCCTTGGATAGATCAAGCAAAGTGATAATTCTTGATGGAGAGTATTTTAATGCTGCCCAATTCCTTACTTTTACAAGTATGTGACTATCATATGTTGCCATTATACTCTAGACCATTAATTGTTACAATAATTTTTGAGTCAAACCGCTTCATTCTTTCAATTACCATCTGACAATGTTTTGGTGTGATTTCCATTGCATAACAGTTCCTGTGAAGCTGATGAGCTGCCACCATAGTTGTCCCGGAACCAATGAAAGGATCATAAACCAAGTCGTTAATAGCTGAATTATTCATTATTGGCCTAGCCATGCACTCAATTGGTTTCTGTGTCCCATGACCTGAAACCCCCTCTCTCTCCCGGACGCTTTTTGATGATAGGTTTTGTATATCCCACACTGACATTACATTTCTTGCCCCTTGCCAGTTGTGTCTCTGTCCCTTTTTCACTCCATACCAGCACGATTCATGCTTCCAGTGGATATCTCCCCTGGACATTGCACAAGTATTTTTATTCCAAATTATTTGAGATATAAGGCTAAAACCGGCCTCCTCGATATCGGTGGCAAAGACGTGTGTAAAAAGAGCCCCATGCCATATGTAAACTACATTACCGGGGAAGAGAACATACGCGTTAAACCAGGAAGGATTGTCATCATTTGTAACTTTGCTTACAGACTTAATCTTTCCTCCTACTTTGGCCCTCCAGCTTGGATCATAATTCACTCCATAAGGAGGATCTGTTACCATCAACATGGGCTTGGTTCCTGCGAGTAGCTTAGCAACATCCTCAGAGCTTGTGCTATCTCCACAAAGAAGACGATGCTTCAGATTACCCAATGAGAATTCGATAATATCTCCAAGTACTATATCCGTCTGCAGATCTTCCGGTTCTTCGTAATTATCTTGCTCCGCCTTTAATTCAGGTTCATCAGAGAGCATATTGGAAAAGTCCATATTTATTGGACTCATATCTAAATTAAAGATGGAAAGATCGTCTTCAGATATTTCGTACTTGTCAAACAAGATGGTATCCGGGTTCTTTTGGGCAAAAATGGAGTTCTGAGCAGCTATCTCTGCAACTGCGTCTCTTTTATCCTCTGCATAAATTGACTCGTAAGGAATGGCCGGAATGTTGTAACCCTGGCTTCTTAACTCAGCAAGTGCCTTTTTCCTTTGATGAGCGTCAATAATCCACTTTTTTCCGGTCTCATCTATCCAAACTAAAAAAGAGTACTTAAAACCTCGTGAAATAATGAGATTCTGAAGCTTTTTGTTCAGTTCCGGGTCATAGATCTTAAAATCTTCCTGAAGGTCATAAAACTCTTCAAAATCGCACACAGGGAGGTTCCCCAGGTTAAATACTCTAATTGTTTTTTCCATAGTTCAATTCATGCATTATATCTGTTATTAAAGCGAGCGTCTCTGTGTGTTTATTCAATTGCAACTGCCACTTCTTTTTATCCTCCTCCTTTGCCCTCTTTCTGTTTAAGAATGACTTATATCTAGAAATATTGTTTGACACATTCTTGTGCTCTTCCAGGAATGCCTGGGGATCTCTTCGCATTAGATTTAATAAAGTAGAGCGGAGGGTATTCTTCTGGATAAGTGGATGCTGATATAAAAACTTCCCGGTCCTATTATAATTCTCCAGCTCTTTAAAACACATCCTGTTTCTAATCCCCAACTCAACCATTTCAATTATCCCGGATGATGTAGGTTCTACTTCAAGTGCTTTATCCAGTTCGCACATCCTGCGATAGCTATAGACCCGGTCTGAATACACTGTGTGAGCATCTCTGATGTCTTGGTTTTCTAGATTGGTCCACTTGATCTTTGGATACTCCTCTTCTTTGGTAACTTTTTTTTTAAAGTTCCCTTTGATTGAGATGTCTTCCTTATAGGATTATCATCAATACCTGTTTTTACGTCTTTCACTTTAGTTAAGCTATCTCTGTTAGCTCTTATTGACTCTGGAGTTTCATAGTCTAACAGCACAAATAGTATATCAAATGATAGATCGGGTCTGCTGCTGGATGGCGAGCGACTTAATAGCTTCTCTTGCGGCAAATGCTTACGAAGGATATCCTTATCCTTTTCAATAAAACTGTCATTAGCCAGTTCTTTTGCTAATGCATTTTTTTCACGAAAAGTTAAACTCATGGCTTTATTTTTTAATTCAACATTCTTGCATTGCAAACTTATCAATCCAATACTGAGTGCAGAAGGACAGAAAAAAAGCTGTGGACATCACTGCCGACAGCTTTAACCAATAATTAACCAAAAAAAAGAAACCTATGCAGTTTGTATCCTTGATACCTCTACCAAAGTCTCTGAATCGAGTACTTTGAGAGTTAACCGGCTTCCGGCCTTACCCACCCAAGTAGTATCATTCTTCAGCACAATTGCTGCTATTGACTCAATATTGGTTGGATTAGCTCCACCACCACCCAGTATTTCAACAATTCTTCCTTCATCAGCTGCAGCTAAACCTGAAATGGTTGCAATAGTTGTCGCTGCTGAGTTGGCTGAGCTTGTAATATATTGGGCTGAAGATGTAAATCCAAGATTGGTAGCATTTGCTGCGATGGCAGCAGGCGCTTCCTTAACAATTGCTCCGGTATATTTTTGTGGCTGAAGAAAACTATTATTCTCAAAGGTAAAGGAAACGCTCCTTGACTCTTTATTGTTAGTCCTGTCAAATGCTTTAAATATCATTGGCTTGAGCTCATTGCCTACAATATAGTACTGAGCATCAGTTGCCATTTGATAAATGATTATAAACCTGTCTCCGGCATGCTCCTCCATAAACTTCTGAAGAGCTCGCCTGTAACCTCCCATAATGAAAGAGAATGTATTAGTTACCGCTGTAGTTATATCTCCTTTACTCCCGGTTGATTTATCATCTAGTGAATCATCTATAGCCTCAAAATAATGCATATACTCTCCGGCCTTCAGCGGAACAGTACCAACCTCACCAGATGCGTTTGGCCTTGGAAACTGCACCGTATCGTCAACCTGATCTAAAGCAATTATCCATAATTTTGAAGATATCTGAGCCCCAGACGTCTCTCGGTCTGTTACTCGACCAATGTTGCCAACAGCAGCCATCACACAGTAACTAACACCTCCTCCAGTCAGTCCCAGGCTCTCCATTACTCCCATTCCCGAATCAACAGCAACAGAAAAGAAGAAAAGCCCTATTAGCGCAATAATTAAAGATGAAATCAGCGCCAGTCTTTTATTGAATTTTTTATTAAACTTTTTCATTTCTACTTACGATTAGTAAATTGATTGTGATTTATTAATTGAAACCAAAGGCAGGGACCGGAGTCCCTGCCAGTTCTCTTATGATCTCGCAACTTCCAGGAATTTTCCGTCAGATTTACGATAGATGAATTTAATCCATGCTCCAACAGCTGTTGGCTCCCAATCGTCTGAGATGAGAGAAAACTTCTCGGCCTTCATAATGTGCTGAGGATTGTCTGCAGAACCTATTTCAATTTTGTACACAATACCCTCTTCAGGATTTGTTATATCTGTGATTGCGAGGTTTGCTGGTTCTACATCAGCTGTGTTTGCCTGAGTGACAAACCAGAAGTTCTTTGAACCATCTGCAGTTGTAGCATCTTTAGCTAGCACTGTAACAGGCTTGTTGATGAAAATCACCTGGTCCTTTCTTCCGGCAGCTGCAATTGCAGCAGCAGTAGCAAACTGTTTGCCAGCATAAGCAGCAGCAGTACCCTCTTTCCAAGTTGAGAATCCCCATACATTCTCAAGCCTGCGCTCGAAATATGTATTGTACATTTCACCCGGTACATTTTCAAGAGCCTGGATATTTCCAATTTCAGTTATCCACATGAACTTAAGGTTACCCATATTAGGAACCCAAATGATTGGAAGGTCATAGTTCATGAGCTTCATCTCATTAGGTCCAGTGAAATCCAAATCCTTACCGTAAATGGTTCTGTAGCTCTGGAGATACCATGGACGATGCTTTTCGTTCATGTAGATCGCTCTTCCAAGTAGGTTAGGCAGCACTTGATTAACCTCTTCTGCAAATGCCTCAGCAACTGAGCACATCGTAGTGGCAGAATATGTTGCATAGTCTGAGTCATCGAAAGGAAGCACCTGAAAACTCTCAATATACGAGAGGAGTCTATGTATTACTCCTGTAGATGAGTGTAGGTAATGCCCTTTCACACCTGCAGTAGGCTCAACTCTGTGTCCCTGAACTGTACGCACATTGCGCTCGTTGTTTAGAACTGTTGCAATGTTGAGAACCATCCACTCAATCATATTCCACTTAACAGGATCACTTCCTGCAGTGTTCAGGTAACCGATATACTGAGTCTCAATCCACTTCATTGATTTGAAGAGGGTCTTGAACATCACGTCATGAACTTTTGCTTTTTCAGGTACAAGATCCATCCCACCTTTTGAGATCTCGCCCTCCTGGTATGCTTGAGAAAACTCACCAAAAAATGCATTAGTAATCAAGTCACCATCCTGAACATTAGAGCGAAGGGGGAATACACCAAATACAGTTGGAAGAGCAATTATACGAGCGATGAGGGCATCCTGGCGTCTAACCAGATACTGAGCTCCAAGACCTGCATCAGCTAGTCCGGAATAGTCAATAGACCCATCAGTATTCAATGATTTAACATTCAGAAGACCGTTAGTATGCAAAGATTGCATTCTCTTTGAGAGGTCTTTTGCATACGATTTGAATTCTGATTGAAAACTTTCGAAAGTATCACTGTCCGGATCAGATTGCAGAGAAATGTTTTTTCCATGCATGAGTATCTGATTCCAACGCTTTTCAGCTGCGAACATTGGATGCTCAATGCCAAATGCGAATTTAGGAGTATGGAATCCACCCAACCCCACAATAGCTCCTCTTCTTACATCAATAGGTTGATCTGGAGATGCCTTCGATGAGAGTGATTTTACTTGATTTACAAGTTTCTTGTTTGTGTTCACAATTTTTTCAAATTTTTTACCCAGGTTTTTTGTGCTTTTCTTAGGCTTCTTCTCTACTTCCTCTTCATCCTCTTCCTCTGACTCTGACTCGGAATCATTCTCCTCTACTTCCTCTTCATCCTCTTCCTCTTCTTCATCAGGATCTACTTCTGCAGATGAGACTATACCCATTGCATAATCGTATGCTTTTACCTTATCCGCATCCTCGCTGTCATCGTTTGCATCTGTGTAGAAATCACGCCCGAAGGTTTCTTTGTAGGACGCCTGGATCTTCGTCCAGTCCTCTTTTGTGAGCGATTTGCTCTTTGCTTTGTCCATTAAACCCAAGGCTTTCAGGACCTTCTCAAAGTTCTTTTTAAACATGTCATTAAAAATTAAGTGATTGAAATTTTGCTTCTTGTTTGATATTCCTTACCTAGTTGATATAGCTCAGTAATTATCTCATCCATACTCTTGACACCATCAATAAGTCCAAATTGAATTGCCTCTTCTGCATAGAAAATCTCACCGTTAAATACATGAGCTTCATCTGCTGACTCAGATGCTTTAGGCCGGCAGTGTCTCACTGTTTTTTCAAATTCTTCCTGGATTGGATCCAGAAATCGTTTTATAAACTCATCAGTCTTTCCCTCCTCTACATCCTTATTAATCTTATTTTTGTGAGTGCTCTTTGTTGCATAAGCTTCTACCAAGGTCCATCCGTATTGCTCCATTGCTTTTTTGCAATCCCAATATGATATCATTGTTCCAATTGAACCAACTACATCAAACCGGTTAACACAATAGAGCTTATCAGCTGCGACACCTAGATAAAGACCAGCACTGCACATAGTTTTTTTAACTGCAGAAATAACAGGCTTGTTGAGGGCTCTTATTTGTTTATTGACATTCTCTAGATTGTAGCTCTCTCCACCAGGCGAATTAATTATCAGTAGATGGCCAATAATCTTCTCATTAATCTCTGCAGCTTCAATGTCTTCAAGCAGCTGCTCTGTAGAAGCATACCACCAGTTTTTATCATGAGATATAAATCCATCTATGTAGTGTACAGCAATACTGTCCGGTATAGATCTATCATCATAGTCAGTTGTAAGAAAAATTGAATCATATTTCTCCTGGTACGATTTTATCTGTTCAGCGACAATTTTGGAATAGTGCTCCGGCTCAGAATTATTTTTAACAAAACAATCAAGCCTAACAAGTAATTCATTAAATGAATCTTCTGAAATTAATAAAGGCGCTAAGCGAAAGAAGCTGAGCGTTTGGTCCAAATACGATTGCAGCATATCTGTTGTTTTTACAAATATGCTGCTCTCTTATATATGTGTAAAGGACTGACTATTCAAAAACGAGAGGGAAAGGAGCCGACCTATTAAGCTCCATACTAAAAGATGATGCTAAAGGAGATATTTTAATCCTAACCGGGAAGTCCTTAGAACCCCATATTACCTGTTTGTCACTCATAGTATAAAGAATTACCATAAGATCCTGATTACAGAACCTTATTAATTCATTATTGATTCTGCAATTAACAATTAAATTCTGAACATATAAATTACCGGCATCGCTAGTATTTGGCTTCTGTTCGAAATTCAAATCATTCAATGTGTAGAGGGTCCTAAAATTCTTATTCGAAGATAGTGTGAAATTATTCCCGGTTATTGACGTAACATCAGAAAAAGGAACAATTGATATTTTATTGCCTAATTGATCTATTTTTTCACTCATAATTATCTGATTTTTAAAGACTGAGCAGTTTTGATACAGTTTTGATACAGTTTTGATACAGTTTTGTCACTCAAATCGGACAAATCGATACACTAAGTCGTACAAATATTTTTCAATTAATTTTGGCGACAATAGGAGCGTTTTTCTTTGTTTCTACGCCGAGTTACATTTCTCCACCTGTAATAGTTCTTTAACATAGCATCTTCACTTATACCGGTGATATTATACTTATTGCAAAAAATATGGATAGTGTCAATATACTCCACTCCCAAGCGATGTTTGTTATGATCCAACTCTTCATGTAATTCGGTCCAAAGCATTGTGGCAATCTTGAATTGAATTAACCTAGCTCCCCTGGCAGAAATATAATTGTATATCCTTGGATTTTTACCCTCTCTTCTATCAGGAAGCACGAGCTCAACATTTCCATTGTCAATTGGATGAGATTCCGGTCTCTTACTCATTAAGTCCCACAAAACATGATATAGATCAATGTTGTCTGGTAAAGTTACAGGATTATTCATCCTAGCGCCATACTTGCCGATTATATATTCTGCAAGATGCTGTTGAACTTGAATTTTGGTTGTAATCATAAAGCTGTCTCCATTTTTCCGTTGATGAATTTCTCAATAAGTTTATCCGAAAATCTATTATAGATTAACGCTGTTTGATACTTCCCTTTAAAGCGATTCTCCAGGAGTCTTCTCTTCATTCCTCTAAGGGCCATTTCATCACTCTTTTTCTCTTCGTTTAAAAGGGAATAGTAGGTCTGCCGATCACCTGATTTCAGATAGATGATCATTTTAAATTTTGACTGCTCGTTTCCGAAGTTTGACATATTGGTTAATTTATTGACGTTATATGCTATTTTATTGACTTCTGATGCAATATTGCCACTGCAGCGTGCTCATATTCCTGGATCTTTCCCGGAGCTTTATTAAGAAGATAAGATCTCCAGTAAACAAATGCTGATTTATTGCGATACTCTTGCTCAAGTCGCTTAAGAGCATATGATAGCATTTGCTGCTCTGTCTTGAGTTTACGAGTTTTAAATTGCAGATCTAAATAATCCCGGTGCTTTTTGAGCCATTTCTGAGTCATGATGAAACCGGAAGTATAATTTTCAGGATCCATGTACCTCGCCGGCCAGATATTATCGAAAGAAAATGCTTTGTTACTCTCAAGATATCGCTGAACCAATCTGACTCGCTCCCTGTATTGCTCCATAGCCCTTTCACAATCAACCTCTGAATTAAATTTCTGAAAGTAAAACTCTCCAAACCGGTATGCTTTATCTCTCTCTGATTTATAGATAGATCTGCCGGAAAATAATACTGAGATAACAAATTCAACAAGCATAATGGCGTATCGCCTGGTCCTCTCCTCTTCTCTCCTGCGAAGTGCCTCTATCTTCTGACCATATTCATCCAATGTGTTAATTTTCGCAGTTGATTGTAAAGAAATTGCCACCCCAAAAGCATTAACCACTAAACCTTTATTGTCCGATGTGTTAATTTTCGCAATGTTCAGGGCAAGGAGGTCCTCGAAAGATCCTTGCGGATCTCCTGTGTTCTTGTAAGAAGTTCCAGATTGTTCATTGTTAGTCATCGGCGCAGCCGATACCACTTCGTGTTCTCGAATGTTCTCTGTGATTATTTTTTTATTAAAGATGTTCAAGTTACTAGAACATGGCGTGCAAATTGAACGCAATGTCCTCTGAATCGTAATATCTATTGAGTTTTTAAAAATAAAAAGCAGAGGGTTAAAATCCTCGTTTTTATGGTCAGAAACCGGTATCATTTCCGGATTTAAGAACAGTTCATAATCCCTTTGAGTCCCATGATTAACCTTCTCTAAGATGATTTTTGCCTCAATTAATCGCTCTGTAAGGCGGTATATGGTGGCCTCAGACCTCTTCGTGAACTCAGACAACCTTTTACGGTTTGTAGGCACAACAAGGGGCGATAAAGCCTCCATTTTAAGCAATTCAGGAGCATTGCGCATAACAAAGAGTGCTGAGCTCATTCGAGCCTTAAGAGAGAAGATAAGCTCCCGGTAAAGTTCTCTGTGCGCACTTTTAAGGAATTGTCTGGTCTTATCCCCATTATCCCTCTCAATGGCCACGTTAGTGTTATAATCGGCCGATTTTGCATCATACAGCGCCATTATAGCTGCGAAATGATTATCTGTATCAATAAATGGTAATTGTATTGTCATACCTTAATCTTTTTTAAAACAATTTCTTTTCATATTTACTCCTTTGAGGTCTTTCACAGCATTCTTAACTGTACATACCCTCTCCAAGCGGTCACTCATTGGATGATATTGGAATAATGGCGTTCTCTTAATTCCATGCACTAAATATATTATTGACGCTTCGTTATCATTAGCATATCTCTTTGCCTCAGAGAGAGTTCTAAAGCGCTTTTCATTTACTTGATAGGGCCTAAATATTGGATTCATATTTCTAGCTGTTAATTATCGCTTTTACCTTAGCATACGTGATGATATTTGTTTCAATATTTTGCCAGTCTGTTTTAAAGGCGAATTTTGTCCTGGGGAATGTTGATTTAACCAACTCAATCGCCTTGTCTTTGTCACTATCTGACACAAACCAACAACTTTCAAGCGCCTCTTTCAGCTCTCTTCTTACTCTGCTTTTCTTTGTACTCATAAAACATGTTAATGCAAGTGTTACCCAGCAGATTCCCATTATTAGCACTATCGCTGCAACTGGATTCATACTGTGATAAAGTTTTCTTTAAGGAATTTATTAATGAAATAAACCTGACCACGACCCGTAACCATTGGCGTTGATGTAGTCAATGTAGATCCGTCAGGTTTTAGAATTGTTTGCTTTTTAATCTGGAATAACCCCTGCTCCATAGCTTTTTGAGATGGCTGATTCCAGTAATCGCCCTTACTAAGTAAATACCCTCGACTACGAAGGATCTTGAAGAGTCTGTTCTGGCCTATTTCAACACCTCTTTGTGTGAGAATCTTAGCCAAATCACTCACCAATACAGATGTAGATGATGCTTCAACTGCTTCAGAAAACCTTACTCTTGGCTGCTGTGAGTGAATTACCTCCTTTAGTTCCAAATTTTGCTGGAGCGCCAGGCTCTTTTCTCTCCTCTCTTGTTGCAGTTGAGTAGCTAGTGATATAAGGAGCTCCGGATTGGATATCAACTGTTCAATTTTTGAGTCAGTTGCAGTAAAACCAAACTTAACCAACTCTTTTATCCGATCATTGCACCAGATGGCAAACATCGGAGAGAGCCATCTTGCAAATTCGAGCGCTACATCCTCATGCATCCAGGTTCCTATCCCATTCTCAGTGGCTACCAGCTCTGACCTATGGGATTTTCCCATAGCTTCCAGGGCGGAGAGGAAATTCATCGTTGAGGGCAGACGAAGCCACTCACCGGCACGCTTACCAAATGGCCTGGCCATCTCGGTAGCATTAATCATAACATCACCATTCCCAAAATAGAAAGTAACGTCATTCCCATCGTAATTGTACTTCTGATTCATAATCTTATAAGTTGATTAATGGGATAAAGACCGGGGGCCGGGGTTACTGACATGTCTGCGTTCATCCCGGACCTTACGGATCTCCTGTACTGCAAAAATGAAATTTGATACTTCATATCTAAAGGACCTAATCTTGGATAAAATGAGGCTGCTCTAATAATTCGTTAAAAGCCTTATCCCTAGATGATTTAGTAGGGAACACCTCAAGTGTGTGCCAATCTTTATGATCTTCATCCTTATACTTAATCCGGATGTTAGGATAATCATCTACCCTGAGAATAGTGAACCCACAATCAATTACCTTAAGTTGTGATGTTGTATCCATGTTTTACTGGTTTTTAATAAAAATTGTTTTAGCACACTTTAACCACACCGGTGGCTGACTGCCTCCGTATCTTACGTTCATCCAAACCTTTCCTATAAAAAGAGCAGTTATCCTCTCTTTTAGAGAAAGACCCCAGCAAGAGATAGTCTGTTGTCCATCGCTGTATACCGGAAGTGGTGAACACTCATCCGGAGTCATTGTACTGGGCCTTACAAGAGTTGTATTGGCCTGCTTAAATACAATCGGTTTCATAGCATCATGTGTGTTATAAGTGCATATGTATCATTAGTAAGATCCCTTTCGGTTGAAACAGGGATTACAGGCGTATGCTCCGGCTTTAGCTTAAGAGAGTCTATTATTGCCATAACAAGAGGTTTGCTCTGAAATGAAAGTCTCTTGTCCTGTCCTTTTTCTGTTACCTTATAACCTCTGCTACAGTTGATCTTGAAATACCAATCTTGAGGATTAAGCTCATCCTGGAAGAATTGAATTCTAGATCCGGAGGTGATGTGAAGAGCATTAACCAAAAGAGAAGAGAATCTAACCTCTCCGTTTGATCTATAAAGAGATATCGCCGGCACTGATACTCTCTCTACTCTTTTACAAGTGAATTCTTTGAGTTTCATATGCGAGAAATTAAGCTGTTAGTTTTTTGTAAATCACCGTCCATGCTAAGAATGAAGGGACTGCTACGTGAATCAGAAGGCTAACCAGGACCATCCCTAAGTTGATCTTATCATCTCCGGCACTCCATTGAGTTAGGACATATACAGACAAAGCGATACAGAGTAGTACTGTAATTGCCATTTTTATCTTTCTTGACAGTTTCGTTTTCATATGCTCCGTTTTTTATTGTGTTTTAAATTGCTATATGTTCTAATTGCGTATTTTTTTGGAGGGAGGCCGGTTCTGCAGGAGCTAACTGCTGCTTTTGCCCTGTATACTGTCTGTGAGCTCACGCCAAAAACTTTCCCAATTTCATAAAGCACCTCTCTAGTCTTAAGCTTTTTCTTAAACTCTCTTCTTGCATGCTCCTGGGCATCGTAAATAAGATTGTATTGATCCTGTAGTGTGGAAGTATGATTAAGCTGATTTCTATAATTGAAGCAGAGCTCTCTGAGCTTAAGCTTCATCTCTCTCATACCTACTCGCATAACTCTTTTTGTTTGTAGAATGACACCCTGTTACTCGCTGATGCAACAGATTCGATTTGAAGCCTATCAATACGGATTGAGTGATTTGAATCACCATCCTTGATAAGCTTAACCAAACCCTCTTTAATCCACCTGTCAACCAGGCGCCGGCCGTACTGCTTATAAGCCTCAGATTTTGATAGATACGGTTTCAATTGCATAGTCTCGATAAGAACCTTCTTACCTCCTATTGCAATTGCATCTGCCAGTAGGTTTACAAGCTCCAGGCGCTCCAATGTGATTATGTTATTCTTGATTGTCATTTTAGATCAATTCAAAAGTTGATTCCTCTTTTCTCCTTGCTCTAATTCTTGCTGCTCTGATTATCCTTGCTGATGATGTGGGCCGAATAAAGTATCCAAGGCTTGCCACCTCAGACGGAATAATGATTAAAAGCAACAGTATTGAGAGAATCCTCTTCTTAAGAGGGTTAAGACTAGCCGGTATAGAAAAATGAGTGACAAAATACCAGGCCGAAAGCTCGTTGACTTTCTGAATACCAAGTTTTTCATAGATATTGCGCACTGTATTCTCTACAGTCTGAATAGCGATTGGACCTCTGCCCGGCTTAACAGGCAGCATATCCGGAACTTCCTTTTTCGCAGCACCCCACGCCAGTAGTTCTGCAATCTGCTCTTCTCTTTTGGTTAATTTGACAGTTGTGTTCATCTTACTTCTCTCCCCAGATATTGGTAATACCATACTTTTTGAAGACGGTTTCAATGGCCTTGGCCTCCGAAACCCTGGGCTCGACTTTTCCCTTCAGGCGTTGTAGCCAATTGCTGTTTGAGGTTATACCCAGCTTCTTCATTATCTCTGCTTTTACCTCTTTTGCCTGGCCTACTGTTACCTGACCCCAGCCCTTTTGAAAAGAAAATTCACTCATTGTGTGATGTTTTAACTTTTTTATGCTATTTTTTTTATAGCTTTATGCGTTACTTTTGTATTGCGTTGCGTTGCATTTAATTCACAATACGAATTTAAAGACATTTTTTCAATTTTTCAAGACATTTTGTAAAATATTTTTGTGTGTAAATGGAAGTATCTGGATATCAGTTTAAATCGTTTCTAAAGTTTCTTGATATTACTCAAGATGAGGCATCAAAACGTCTTAATGTTTCTAGACAAACAATAAACACGTGGTGTAAACTTGCTGTTTTAGACGATTCAGCTTTACAAAATGTAAAGTCCGTTTTTAGCCAATTTGAGAATTGGGTATCAGATAACTATAATAGTGCTTCCATTGTGAGTGAGCCATCAAATGATTATAAATCATCAGATCCGCTTAGTCAGCTAATCCGGAACAATACGATTCTCGTTGAATCAAACGCTATGATGGCGGATTCGGTGAAAAAATTGACAGACCAAATAATTAAGCTTTGCTCTAACGAACCACCTTCCGGACTCACAGAAACCATTGAGGCTATTAAGAGAGAGATAACCGAAACAATAAGAGGCGAATTAAAAAACAACCATGCTCGCGAGGATGCAAAATGTGCAGATGTAGGGTAGTTAACCTCGGACGGGCATTATTGTTAGTTGATAGATATTAATTAACATAAAAATAGAAGACATTCTCTTTATAGATATTGTTAAAGACGTAATACTTATAAACCAATTGTAACCCCCACTTGGCCCAAAAGGCCATTGAACATTTCCTATTAACCCCAAATTTTTGCTCCACATAGCTCCTGTGATTAATGATCGCGGCAAGTATTTCTTTGTGTTAACCACAAATCATTTATTACTATTAATTTGAAATTATTAACCTATAAATAACTTAGTTATGAAAATGATTATATGCACCGTAATGGCGCTGCTTGTCCTAGGATGCTCTCCTTCAAATGAAAAAAAGGCAAAGAAACTGATTGGCGAGAAATTAAAAGTAACACTGCATGACTACTCTTCCTATGAGCCTGTCAAATTCGGAACTCTTGACACAGTATATTCTACAGAGATGGATGACTCTATTTACTTTCAGAGCAAGGTCAAATATGATGTTTTTACAAAGTTGACAAACGAGGCCCTTGAAGAGATTGAGGAATACAGGGGGATGTACTCATCATACTATCGCACAAAATACTCACAAGCATTGGAAAAGGGGTTGAGATATATTGATAGCTTGAAAATATATGAGCCAATAGTTGATAGTATTAAAAAGGCTTACATTCCTTATCACAAAGGGTGGAGCATGACTCACTCATTCAGAAGCAATAATGCAATGGGTAATAAAACCATTGGGCATTATTTATATACTTTCGACTTAGATATAACTAAAATCTCCGAATCAATGGATATCAGTGAGTCTGCAAATGAAGAATAAATATGAAAAGATTCATTTTACTAGCACTTATTGCACTCTCTTCACAATTATTATTCTCTCAAGAAAATCAACCCAATAAAAACGGAGAGGCTTACATATATTGTGAGATCCTCGGGACTCAAAAATTCCTAAGCAACAAGGTTACCGTCAATGTTGACTTTGGCCAAAACACCAGGTTTGGGGAAGATACCAGGCTTAGAGATGAAACAGGGAAAGTAATAGTTTTCAACTCAATGGTTGATGCGATGAACTGGATGGGAGGCCAAGGATGGGAATTTGTCCAGGCATATGTAGTAACTGTCCAAAACCAGAATGTTTATCACTGGCTTCTGAAGCTTGATATAAAGTACCTTTCTGCTGAAGAGCTAGAAGAGGTAAAAGCCATGTTTAAGACAAAGAGGAGTGTCCCTAAGGATACTTTGTATAATTAAAATTCAACAAAGTCATGCCTAGAGGAAATCAAAGAGGATATAAGGGAATGTCCGGATATAAAGGAGGAGCAAAAATTTTTGACAGTTTTGTAAAAGCCGGTCTAACTACTGCATTTGGGAAACCAAAAGGGAGGCCAAAAAAAGCTCCACTTAAATACTCAAACAACACTCCTCAAAATGGAGGATGTCTTGTTTTTATTGCGATTTTAATTGTGGCTACAACTTCCTTAAGCTATTTTCTATGAACGTGTCTTTTCAAATATTAGAAAGTATCGCTAAAATAAGTGATGTCAAAGAAGATCACTTTACTCTTGATAGCTACTAAATGTAAAATACTGAAAATCATGGCAAATTATTTTCATTATACTTCAGGTAAAGGACTTTTTGGGATACTTTCATCCGATACACTTCAGTGTACAAATATTAAGTATTTAAATGATCCAAGCGAGAATATATACATTGATAGCTTACTCGAAGAAATTTTCAAGGATAATCCTGCATATAAAGATATTTACAATAAACTAATCAATTCTTCAATAGAAGATGGTGTTTATCACTTTACAAACTATGTTGCCTCCTTTAGCAAAAGGCAAGACTCACTTCATATGTGGAATTATTACGCTAGTGGAAATGGATATAATATTGGTATCAATTTAGATTCTGTGAGAGAGAAAAATATAAATAAATTTGATTTTATTAATAAGGAAGATGTAATTTATGATATAACAATTCAAAAGGGCCTTCTAATTGATCTATTTGAAAAATACACAACGGAATTATTAAAATTCGAAGTCGAGTATGAGGAATTTAAAAATAACGAAGAGCTAGATTACTTATACTCAGGCGAGTTACTCCAAATTCAACTTGATTTTCATAGTGATATAAGAAAATATCGTTTCCAGTTTAAACATATGGCTTATAGACATGAGGATGAAACAAGGTTAATAATCGGTTGTGACTACACAGGAACTAACGACAAACTACGATATAAGGTAACTGACTCTGGTGTTATTATAGAGTATATTGAATTGGATCTGAATTTAAAAAAGAATCTTAAATCGATTACAATTCACCCAGCTGCAAATGAACTCCATCTTCTAGGAGTTAAAGACTATATTTCTTCAAAATTTTCTTCTATAGGCATGAAAAAAATCCGGCAATCAAAAGTTCCATTTAGAATTATTTAATAACATAAATCATGGCAAAATCAAAAACATCGTACAGAAGGGCCGATTCCGGCCAATACACAACAAAGAAGTATGCGGAGTCTCATCCAAAAACGACTGTGAAGGAAACACAGAAGGCACAACCAAAGAAGTAATATGTATTTCTTTAACTATCACAATATGGAGAATAAAAAAATTAGGTTTCACCTATTCAGGTATCACCTTTTGCCAATTGATAATCAAACGCCAAAACTCTTTGACTTTGGAGAGTTAACAATTGAAGAACTCAAAAAGAAGAAAAACGAAATTTTCAAGTCAGCCCTATCCTCTCTTCCATCTTCAAAAAAGAATTCCAATCCCCTTAAGCTAGAAGATCAAGATGGTGAGTTTTTCTTATTTAAGATTGCTCAAAAAAAGTCAACAAAAATAACTCAAAATTTTCAAGTCAGATCTATTGATAACGAACCATATGTTTATGTAGTAATCAATAACGATCCAACCATACAGAAAATAGCAATTAGTGAAAATATAGAAGCATTCAGCAATCCAGAGGTTGTGAAAAACATTATAAAAAAAGCACTGAAGCAAGAATTAGAAAAAAACGGCTTAAATATTGAAATTGAACAATTGTTTAATGCGATAAGCTTTTGGGATTTTGTAGATAGGAACAAAGAGAAGCTAACTTACATCAACTTTAGATTTATAAAACCAAACTTAGCAAATATTGCCGGCTCATTACCGGCTGCATTAAGGACATTTTCAGAAAATGTAAATAGTCACGACAGTAACATATCAATCAAAGCCCCCGAAAAAGGCACTTTAGAAAATATTGATAAGTCAAATAAACAAATCGAAGGTTTAGTTAATTATTCTTCAGAAGGCGGCGGTAACATTTCAATAAAAACAAAAAACACAAGAAAAAGATACAATACTAAAGAAAATCCTGTAACTTTGGAAATATCAGAAACGAGTATTGAGGGGGCTACTGATCAAATAATTAAGCTATATAAGGGACTTGTTGAATGACAAGAATAAAAGAAATATCATTTTTTATTTTAATTGGAATTATAGTTACATCAATTGCGTATGCTATTGACTCATCACTTATCTTTACATATCTACAAGAAAATATTATAAGTCTGCTCCTGACCTTGCTCGCTATAAATACAGCTACTTCAGGCTTAATTGCTTCAATAATTCACAATATCCTGAATGAGTTTCCAAAACTAGATTTTTCAGATACTTTGAAAGAAATGAGAAGATCTCTTGTAGAGCAGATTTTTTTTATAATAATTGCTTTCGTTGCATTATTAATTATGGATAGTAAAGTTATTGAATTCGAATTCAAAGTTGAAATTTGCAATACTATTCTTGTTTCTGTTTTTGCATTTTCTGTATATGCTTTATGGGATACTGGACGTTCTGTATTTTTAATTATTGATGGCATAAAGAACCTTAGAAGATAAAAAAATCAATTATTTTTCAATTAAATATTTGCGCTTTAAAATATTTCCATTGAATTTTAGAGTATAGAAATAAGTTGCTTACTTTACGTAATTCAAGACCTTTCTATTCGCCCGGTCAATCCGGGCGAAATCTTTTTTAATATACCCTGAAGTCACTTTATGTTCCGACACATGGTTTAAACAAAATGCAGCTTCGGATTCAGAACCCTCACATTCATTCACGAAGAGAGTTGCCCAAGTATGCCTGGCAGAATAGAAATCCAATTCTTCCACTCCTATTTCATCTCCTATATCCTTTAGATATTCATTTACTGCAGAGTTAAATCCTGCAGCAGTTGTGTATCTATAATGGAAATTGAAAACTCTTTGTCCCAGTTTATCCCGATACTTTTCTATTAATGGCATTACTTCTGGTTCAAGTTTAATGGATATCTCTGCTCCATCAGCTCGAACAGTTCTAGTCTTAGCTCTTTTATATGTAATTCGGGCTTCTGATATTTTTGTCACCTGATAGAGATCCACCGAATTCATTCCAACAAGATAAAAGGATAGCAAATACACATCTTTAGCAAACTGCACTGTCTCTTTTTGCGGCTGATATGCAATGAATTTTTTCATCTGCTCTAAAGACAATGCCCTCTTCTCTGGTACCTCAACTTTAGGCAAAGAGAAGCGCTTAAATGGGTTTTTAGTTATTCGGATAATATCATTATCCTCATCATTATATTCCCTTAAAGCTGCGTTAAAAATGGCCCTCATATTTGATAGATATAGTGCCCGGCCTCTGGTCCCAACTCCGTTATTTTTTAACCATGTATCAAAGTTGGATAAAAAGGTTATAGAGATATCATTAAATGAAAGATTATCATTACCAAGATAAGCTCTTATCTTGCGGACAGATATCCCGTAATTACCCTTTGATGCTTGATTATTTTCCTCCATCCTTGAAATATGAAGCTCAGCAAACTCAAAAAAATTGATATCATCCTTCCTCTTAGAGTATAAAAAATTTGATAGATACTCTCCTATCTGAGAGACCGTCATGCCTGATAATTTTTCAAACTCAGTAGAGACCTCTCTCCTGGCTTTATTTAGATCTTCATCAATCTGGAGCTGCAGGAAACGGTCCTTTATTTCATAGTTTTTATTTATCTGAGACTTGGTTACGAAATAGGGAGTTGAAATATTCGTTGACTTTCTTTGATAAGAAATTCTTAAATTTACTGGCCAGGTACCATCTCTTTTTATTCGTTCAGGACGAATCACCATTTTTAAAGTAATCATATCTCATCAATTTTTAGCAAACATGTCAAACAATTGGCAAACATTTCTGCATAAATGTACATATTTTTCTTGTACATATGAAAATCAAATATGCCAATATGCTTATTTATTGAATGAAATTGCAACAGAATGCATGATTAAAATTTTCAATGTTATTCGCCTGAATATCTTCTTATTAGGCAAATAAAAAACTCTGCAAATGTACTTGCAGAGTTCATTGTTTTAGAGTGATTCGGTTGGGATTCGAACCCAAGACCCACAGCTTAGAAGGCTGTTAGGTGTAATTTTTAACTACTTTATATTATGTATATTATAAGCGCATCCATTTAAAATGTAAAACTATTGGCAAACATTTTTTAATCTATTGAGATTGTTGCGATGTATTCTGAATAGATTTTTGGGGTTTTATCAAGGATTAATTTTCCAGATCTATTTATCAAGTTAAAATAGATTAAGGATGAGAAATTTTCAACAGATGGCCTCTCTCCTGGTCGTATATATTCTCCATAGTTTGACTGAGGATCTGCGCTAACGATTATAATGTCGCAAGATTGGAGCTTTTTAAAGTTTCCCTTACGATAACTAGCCAGCCTAAGTTCATCACTTAAGACACATTCGGCTGCTTCAATTAGTGCTTCATTAAACATATATGAAAATTTCTAGTTCAAATTTACTCATAACTCTCTAAAATAAAAAAGAAAAAGGGCCGCAATCTGCAGCCCTTAACCAAAATCTTTGTACTGAACGGAATGTTTTTGTACATACAAATATAATAATAATTGTCAATACCTTTATTATTCAGAGCCTTCTTTAAGTTAAAAAAAATGATTACGAATAAATCTGTATGCAAGATATATAATACCTGCAAGGAGAATAAATCCTAGCAAGTAATATTTTACTGGCAATCCTGTTTTTTTCTCCTTAATAGTTTTAATTTCCCTATTTTGTAATGTCTGTGATATCTCTTCACTTTTAGCTACGTCTTCTATTATAATAGCCTGCTCTGTTGATTTAGCATGGGAACTTGTCACCACATTCTTTTCGATTGTTACATCTTCTTTAATGGCTTGCTTCCCGGACGAATCAACAGAAGAATAGTAAGTGACTATTCGAATTCTCGAGAGATCTACCTGGGAAATAACATTATCAATAACACTCTGCCAGACAGCTTCAGTTTTTGATGTATCAACACTCTGTATTGTTGTTTTAATTTCTGTCCTAGAATCGGTTTTAACAAGTTTTTTTGACGGGCCACAGCCTGTTAAAAGGATTAGCATTACAATGATTAGTTTTTTCATAGCTGTTTATTTTAAAACATTTAGGGCCTTTTCGTAAAGTGCAAATCGTTCATTATAACCGTTATATCCTCCGTTTACCAACTTAGTTATCCTTTTGAAGTCCTTCTGATCCGCTATTAAATTTAACTTCCTTCTGTTCCAAAACCAGAATGCACTTTTAACAGCATATTCAGGCTCACATAATCTTTCCGGATGTCTTACGAAATCAACTTTTAAGTCATCAGATATATCAGTATAATTTGCACGACCTGTAATCTGTATAAGCCCCCTACCCTTGAATCTTCTGCCATCACCTTTGAATAGATTGCCAAGATCCTGGCGGCCTTCATAAGCAGATCCATCTGCAATTTCCTCGCAATACTGGAGTTGCCCGGATTCATGTCCAATTTGAGCCAAAAATGCAGACATTCTTAGTGTAGTTGTCACTTCATAAGCAATAGCATATTGTTTTAAGAAAGGCAAGTAAAGAGTGATTTTCTGAGTACTTGCAAAAGGATATATTGATTTGAGTTGTGAAGAAGTTAATGTCATTTTGCACCCTCCTTTTCTTTAAATTCAGTTAAGTCAACATCAAAGTGCCTCTCTGCTTTATCTATAAGGATTTTCTGAAGGACCTTGGCCCATCTTGCATCATTAGCAGATGACTCATTCTCAAGTATGGACCAGAAATTCCAGAAGCAGAATATTCCGGCAACAATATTTTCAAGATATAGATCAACCATTGTAACCACATATAAATCCAGTAAATACGCAAAAACAATTAATGGATAGATAGTTGCCATCGTACTTAAGATCTTCTTACCTTTCTCTGAGGTTACTTTACCATTTCCTCGGCCTGCTTTTTTTACTCTTCGTGATAGTCTAATTGCTGAGAAAAAATCCAACAGAATGGCAAAAGTACTTACAACAACAAGCATGGATATATCTTGCAGCATAGCAATCATCCCACCTAGAGTCACAAATAAATACTTATAAATTAGCTGCTTATCCATAGCACATCGTTTAAATGGTATTATCCCCTGTTTAGAAAATACCGGTTAATAATTAATTATGCACAACTCCATTTATCTTCACCCCACTTGCTCCTATCTCAAGTCTGTAGTTGCCAAACCTGAAGAAGAACCCGGATGATGATAGGTGTGCGTATACATTAGAGGCCCAGACGGTGCAAAAGCCGTTACTGCCTTGTATCGTCTGTTCTATTACTTTTCTTACTGTTATTGCAATCGATGATTGCCCTGAAGCATAGCTCCAGTCGCTTGTAGTTGTCACGCCATCCACTATCTGTGTGATGTCGGTGTAGCCAGTCCAGGTGATGTGATTATGAACAGCAGAGATACGATACAACCCCACTGACAATCCCCTGACTGTACCTGATACTGTCTGAGAGAGCGAACCTGCTCCCATCTGTGTTAATTGTCCGATTGTCCCTACAGGAACCCATAGGTTGTTGGCATTTTTCTTTTCAAGATAAATTGTTATCGTTGCCGAACCGGAGGCTCTGTCATCGGCCAGATAGTCGGGATTGACGGCTGCGCTAATGTCTATGTTGCCTATCTCTACTTCCAGCACTGAGTCGCTCTGAAATGGAGAGCCGATAGTGAACTCGGCTGATACTTGAGATGCACTCCACGTTCCAAAGTTAGGATGTGCCCACGCCTGGCTCTTAGCTCCCATATCTGAAGAGGTCACGCTTGTGTTGGTTGTGGCCGAGCCTGCCTCTATGGTTGCTATAGATGGTATTGCCGATGGTCGGATTAGGTTCCGGAGCACGCCTGCAGAGTCAAAGATGGCTATCTCGTTGCTCTCATCAGCATTTATCTCTACTCTCCCTCCTGTCACTGCTGTCTTAAGTGATTTAGCGATGAGATTCTGTATAGAAGCAGCATCAGCAAGAAGGAGCTTAGTCGCAACAGAGTCAAACTGCTCAGAGAAGAGCTCCCACTTGGCTGTATTGGTAGGTACAGTATTTTGGAATGAACCGGATGTGCTCTTCGTACGATACGCCTTGCCCTGGTACTTAACAGCGTCTATCCTACCTGCATTACCATAATATATTGCAGAAGCATCATATTCGCCTCTGAATACCAGTACAGGACCTGCCGGGCCTTGTGCTCCCGGTGCAGGTATCTTCACCCTTCTTACTACTGCTGAACCTCTGTAACCGGCCATTATTCAACTGTATTATCAATTACTGACTGTGCTACGCTCTTAGCGTATATCCTCCAATCCTGAAAATCAAGGTATTCAGCCATATACTCCTCAGACTTGGGATGCTCGGGATCATCTCTGACAAGCTCCCTGTTAGCCAGGATAGCATCTTTGCGGCTATCTGGGAACTTATCCCTGATGATTGCAGAGACAATCCCTCCGTATGAGTGATCACCCTCTACATTGACGTTATATCCTTGGAACTTAGTTATCGCCTCTTCAGTCATTGGATCTGTTTTTTCCACAGGTTCAAAACCAAAGAAAAGCCTCAATACATTTCCCTCTCTGACTACTGCAGGAGGCATTGAATCAAATTCTGTTTTCATAATCTTATCTTATTCAAAGTAATAATCAGCTTTATTGTTATTTCCTGTCCTGCGCTTGATAGTCGCTTTAAAAGGAAAACACTCATTCTCCCGGCATTGGTCCAGAATGTCTTTTATCTTATAGTTATTGGTGATGAACTTACACTCTCTGCCTGCCACCTCAATAAGAACAGCATATCTGTCTCCTCCGTTCTTTGTCTGCACCCCTGTCTCAAAATCCTTTACCACAACCTCCTGATTGAGAATGTCCATCAATGTTCTCACCTCTACATCAAAGAAGCGTTTTCCATCCTTACCCACGCTCTTCGCTTTTACATTCAGTTCGTTAAAATTCTTCATACCGGTTACTTTTCTCCATAAATTCCTGCAGTCTCCGGACATACACCATCCTTTGTAACTGCACAGAATCTCATATTTCCTACTATTATCTGTTATCTGCGAGAGTTTCCTCGCAAATCGTTGTTTCATGTCTTTACGCAGCAAGGTCTTGTTGTGACTGAACCTGTACCCCAGGAAGTCCACAGACCGGCCTCTTTGCTCCTCTTTTGCGCTTTCGTGTCTTTGTCTCATTCTTTACCTCTACCCCTACCGGAAAAACCGCATAGTTTGGCTTGATTATTAAATTAAGTTCATTGGCCACTACCTCGTTCACAGCATTAAATATCTCCCACATCCGCTCTTTGCTTTCTCCCAGGAACACCATGTCATCACAATACCTGAAATAATATTTTACCCGAAGATTCTCCTTGATGAAGTGATCAAGAGCACTCACCGCATAGTTAGCCAGGAGTTGACTGGTATATGAACCAATAGGCAGCCCTCTATCTGTTGAACATATCACTTCACTAATAAGGGAGATGAACTTCTCATCCTTGAATTTCCTTTTCAGATGAGAGATTAATACCTGTTGGTCTATGTTGGGATAGAACTTTTGAATATCAATTTTAAGACACCATCTGGAGCCCTTCTGGTCACTCATAGCCCTTTTTACCCTGCTCACCGCCAACGACACTCCACGCCCATTAATACAGGCGTAGGTGTCATATATGAGCGACTTTGTAAGTATAGGATTGATGACTCTCATGATAGCATGATGGAGTATCCTGTCCGGGAAGAAAGGAAGCTTGTGAATCTCTCTTACCTTGCCTCTGTCTGCCACTATGGTCATGGTTCGATATTCGGAGGTTTTGAAAGTGCCCTCAATGAGCTGCTGTTGTAGCTGAAGAAGCTTGGCCTCAGAGTTCTTCAGGAAGAGTCTCACACCATACGAAGTCTTTTTCTTACCGCGAGCCGCCTCTTGTGCCGCCATGGTAAGATTCTCAATTGAGTAGATCTGCTCGTATATGTGTCCTATTCTCTTCATTCTTTTTTGCTTTTTCTGCGACCGGAGCCTTCGAGTAATCCTACCAACACCGTTTGTCGCTCTTCATTTTTTGCCTCTCTGCTTTACAGGGGCAGGGTTTGTGGAGTCCCAAATCATAATTTTAAAGTTAGCTGAGCCCCGATGTTCGAATTCGCATTCGAGAAAACGTTATTCGCATTCGAAGCTGACAAGCTGCATATCGAACCGTTATTCGCGTTCCCGCCGAACAGCCAGAGCATTTAACTCCACGCCACCCACCGAGATTTCTCCCGGGTTTACAGCCGCCTTAAAGGCGGCATGCCTTATACATTCAACTGCGCTCCTGATACAATCTTCAAGCTGCCATAGAAAGCAAGCCGAGCCCCGAGGGACGAACCCGCATCCGAGAAAACGCCAAGCGCATCCGAAGCCGACAAGCCGCATATCGAACCGTTATTCGCGTCCCCGCCGAACAGCCAGATTTCACCTGCAGCAGACGACCAATGGCCATCAGCCCAACGATTAGTTGCACCACCACCAACTGTAAGAGGGATGATATCAAAGAACTCTCCGAGCTTCATAGTATTGATA